CCATGGTCTACACTGATCACGAAAAACTGTATCCTGGAACAGAATTGGCCAATGGACATCGAATTGAATCAAAAGACAATCGATGTTTTTTCTTTGTGCCAACTGTGGACACCATACACGGTTATCCGGCCACACATTTTGACAGTGTACGCCGGTGCCTACAGATCAATTACTGGACTTATTCAGCATAGTCTACCCAGGCGATCAAAGTATTGAACCATGATTTTGTGATCTCCAGATCAGCATGTTGTTGTACATAGTTGGCAAATGTATTCACACACCAGGATTCACCGGGTGTTACTGATCTAGTGCGTTCAGTGTTGTACTCATACCAGTATATGCCATAAGGTGCAGTGGCATCTGTGAGTCGAAACAAAAACTGTTGTCCCGGCTCAGCGCCACACAATTCAGCAAATCTATCAAAACTGGTTATCGGTTCCAAATGTGCATACAACTGAGCACGGTCCTGCCGAGTGCTGACAAATGCTGGAACATGAGTTATTTCAGGAATACATTCCAAGCATCTCATACGTGAATCTCCGGTGCCTGCAAGGTATGTGCCATCACCTTGATCCTGCATCATCCAAGGTTTTACAATGCCCTGTGTTCTTATGTCTGCAATCCACATGTTGAGTTTGATCAAGTTTGCTATGTCATAATGATTTCTAGCATCAGCAATGAAATTTTGCAAGCCAGCACTTAGTCTAGTATTAGCCCAGTCACACAAATCCTGTAATCTTTGGTTGGTTTGTACTGTGTCAAACGCCATTTTGGGATTGTAAAACAAACAATGTGTGCCGTTGTGAAAACTTTCTATCACAGGATCACGACTGCTGGGCCATGTTAATTCTATCAAAGGATTGTTCCAATACATATTTCTACTTAGTAAATACCCAATGAACTATGCAATATTTTTTCAAAATACATTTAGAAAATCAGGGTTTGATGTTCACGTAGAGCACAATGCATTTCAACCACCATATCATCCCAGCACTGCCTGGCCACTGAAATTGCCTGACTTAGAGTTCAAAGATAATACTGTATTATTTTTACACTTTCAGGATTTTATTACAGTTCGGGATGGTCGAATAGTTGAATTAGATATGGTATCTGACTATTATGGCGATCGTGCTGATCAAGTGGTAGTAATGCATTGGCCACATGCCATGTATCGTTACTACCAAGGACCAATAAATTTAATTGAATTCAATCTTCACGAATACAATATTCTTAAAAATTTGCATGATCGTTGGCCAGAATGGCAACACATGTTTGATAGCCCACGTACTCATGCATGGCAGTGTTTGAATGGTAGAATGTGCTCACATAGATATCAAGTTAAAGAAATTTTGCAAAATTGGCCCAATGGTGTGCTCAGTTATCATGATGCAATACCATTACCTGAATGGGCGTATTCTACATATTGGGGAACTGAGAATGAAGACAACTTCATTAGATTGATCAATGTGTATGGTAGTTGTGCAGTGAATATTGTAACCGAAACACAATATGATTCAGCCCCGGGCATCATAACAGAAAAAACTATCATGGCCATGTTGGCTGAGCAAATACCCATTGTGGTAGGATATCCAGGTATAGTTGCAGACTGCAAAGAACTGGGGTTTGATATGTTTGACGATGTAGTAGATGTATCTTACGATTATTTGCCCAACGATATTAGAGCAATCAAAGCAGTAGAACTCAATCAAGATCTAATACAAGGTCGTGTTGATTTATCATCCTATCAAGAAAGATTACGTGCCCAAAGAATATTTCTATTAGATGATTATCCTACCATGATGGAAATGCGATTCCATCGTGACTGCGAGCAATTGATTAGTAACTTAAACTTGAAATAAATCTCTGCATGTCTCCATGCAATACTGCCATCATGGCTTCCCGACTGCCAAACATCACAAGTTTGTTTAGTTTGCGATTGTTGACCATGTAGTAAGGACAAGTCATACGCCGATCCAGGGCCAGCAAGTTCTTTGGGGTCAGCAACTTTTCTGGCAAATCAAATGTGTAACTGCTGAGTTCCAACAAGTTTTCAAACACATAGAAACCTTCGTAGGTAAGTCTCAAACCGCCATCTTCGCGAATATTTTGCCACCAGGTGAGCATAGCCTCGTCTAACAAAGGTGCGTCAGGATAACGAGTTATCAGTTCTTGGGTGAGAGCAAGTTTATTGAGCATTGGGATAGATTTTATCCCCTTGAGTCAACAGCACAACTGAAAACTTGTCTGTTCGAAATTGTGTGTTGAGTTTTCTAGCCAAATTAATGGCGTGCCCTGGATTGGAGAAAGATACCTTTTTGTACTTGGGCCCAGGAAACTGTGTGAGCAAGTTACTGGTCTTTAGATTAATGGGCTTGGAGTCAAAGAACACAGCCCACACACCTTCTGAGGCCAGCACTTGTTCTGTCTTGTAGGTTTGTTTGTTGGTGTGCTCAATCAGCACTGTTGGCTTTGGTCTTGACATATTAAACTCCGCGTTTATTTATGCCAATAACTATGCAGATTTAAAACTACCTCCAGTGATCTGCACTTCTACAACTTCTGCGCCACGTGTTTGCTGTGTTCGCATTTGTTCCAATGTAATCAACAGTTTAGTAATGTCGGCGTGTAGGTCTTTGGCATCACGCATGCTCATCATGAAGTCCTTTTGGCCACGTGCTTCGTGTGCTTTGACACTATCCACAAAACGATGTATGTGCATGCTCATTTTATATTTTTAACCAGATATGGATACAACACAGGTGGATACCATCCAGTGGGTTTCAAGACTTTTCCATCTTCACGTTTGCGAACCTTGCCAGTTTCGCGATCAATCTTGGCAAAGTTAGTGCTCATGACTTCTTTCCAAGCACCTTCTGCATCAAAACCTGCTGAATGAATAGCACCAATTGTGACCACAAGGATGTCAATCAGTGCATCCAGTTCTGCTTCCATGTCATGTGCTTCTTGCAGTTCGCGGAACTCTTCCGCAATTAAATTTTTGTACATGGTGTACTGAGCGTCATTCATTGCGTCGACACTTTGGTCGCAAGCCCGCATAAATTTCTCCTGATCACGAAAGGGATTTGTCACGTGCTGCCTCCTGAGTATGAAATGGTCCTTGATATTGATAGCGTTCCAACACAATTAGTTTTGGGTTGCGAAGCAGTCGCCAACTACGATGTTGTTTCACAGCATACCAACCTGCGGCATACCATGACTTTGATTTGTTCTCTTTAGTGAAAAGTGGCAACTTATGTTTGACGTCCCACATGGGGTTGAATGCTCTGCATCCTGTTTCAAATCCATGCACTTGATCCGGTGCAGGTCGGGTGGTCTTTTCCGGTGGCGCAAACTCAATGTTGACCTTTTTACGCACCATGGGTATGGTTTTAAATTTACCAATCTGGTCATTGATGCGTACAGTGTAGCCATCGCCTTCGGCTTCTACCACACCAATCTTGCGATCATCTTGCTTCAAGATCCAATACTTTTTATCCACTATGGGTTTGGCTTCGATCATCTAATACTCCTTTGTATGTTTCGTTCAACCAGCGACTAATGGCATCTGCATAGTCACTGAGTTTTGTGAGTTCATATCGGCCACAGAATCTTAAAAATTGCGCACCTACCATGCCCACATCTCTATGGCTAATCTGCTCACGTATGGCTTCATCTACAACTGCTTTGATCTCATCAGGCTGTGCAGTAAGATCAATCAACACACGGTTGCGTTCATAATCTTCCAACACCTTGTGCTCAGCCTGTTCATGATCAGACCAACGTTGCAACATGAGATTGTTCCATGCATAGCCTCGACGGTCACGATCTTCAAATGCTTCTGTAAGACCCACTTGATTCTTAGTGCCTTTGACCCGCACACCAGGATAGGCCGAGAACACATTGTCACCAGGATCACCACGCATGCACTTCAAGAACAACACCCATTTCTGATAATCTGGTGGAGGCACAAAGTCAGCATCGGCTTTGCCAACCTTGATCTTTGAGTTGCTTTCAATAGTAAATGCCAAGTTTTTGCCTTTTGCGTCTGTGACACCTGCGGGACTGAACAAGTGATCATTGATGCCATTGTAGAGTTTAACATTGGGTGCAATCAACTGCACAAAGTCAGAATCTGAACTGACAATAACGTGTTCGTCTTGGGGGTGTAAAGCAATCCAACGTGCAATGATATCATCTGCTTCTGCTGTGGCACAACGGATAACACTACAGTTGGTTCGTGTAGACAAGTATTTAGTCAACTCATCATAGGTTTCCCAGAACAGTTTGTCCTCTTCTGCTTCTGACTCACTCATTTGCCCACGTGCCACTGCGCGGTTGGCTTTGTAGGGCTTGTAGTGATCTTTGCGCCAACTTCGACCTTCTAGTGCGAATACCACATGATCAGCGCCCAGATCACGTGCTACTTTGTTTGCACTCATCAGCGTTAGATGCAGGGCAAAACCCAGTTTGGTCCATGTGTCTGCGGCACGGTGCGCTTGGTGCCGCGCACGGAAAAACATGTTGCTAGTATCAATCAGTAGGTAGCGCATCTGTATTCACCAAGTTGTTTTGCTTGATGTATTGTAACAGGTATTGCGCCCAAAAGCAATGGCCTTTGGCATCAAAATGGTACCATTTTGTATGAACATGCCCATTTTGTTGTAAAATGGCAGAATAAGAACCCTGTCTGTTGTAAGGTTCTAAATAACTAACTCCCCAATCGTGATGACTATGGATGTTACTAAAAGTGCTGTGACTGCTGTAAAACAAGTGTGGAATGTTCAAATCTTGTAGTTCGCAATGCAATGCCCAAATTTTCTTGTGTGCTTCTTGAGTTTTAATTGCCCAATCTATATTGATCACAAATTCTCGATAACGTTGCTGTAGTTCCGGTGGTACTATATCTACACCTGATGCATTAACTTGGTACCATGTTCCATTATGCAACCATTCTTCACGTTCCCACGTGGTCCACTGTATGACCATGAATGTGTTGCTCAATTTGTCAGGGTTGTTGGCAATCCAATCTCTGGTGGTTCTGACAATGCGATCATTACTGCTGGCTGACTCTGCATCGCAGACCAATATCCGGCCAAGATCATGTGCCAAATGTGTACACCAACTGGCCGCCAAGTTAAGTGGATGTGGGCGACGATCTATACCGTTTTTACCATCGTCTACAGCAAATACATCTGGCACAACTGCTTCTGCGGCAGCGGTGTGGCTGCAACCGTTTGCATACAATATCATCTGGGACTGGGACCACCTGTGTCGTCTGCGCCCACTGGTTCCCATGACTCTAATTTCTTTTTCAAATCTTCAGCCTGTGCCACACGTTGACGCAGTTCACTGCTGCTGAATGAATGATCGCGTCCATTGAAGTGCAATTCGATATCACGTTTGTGACAGATCTCACGACCGGTAAACTCCCGGCCTTCGTATTCCACACCCAGTATGCGTACATCAATAGGCAGGATCAACAACAGGTCTTCTAGATCTTTTTCTGTGTTGTACACCCAAACTTCATCCACATACTTGCAACCTATGAGTTGCAGTTGCCGCTCCACAATGCTCTGCACTGGACGGTTCTTGTTGGGACGATCCAAAGTGGGATCGTTTTGCAACGCACAAATCAAGTAGTCGCATTCTTCTTTGGCCTCACGCAACATGGCAATGTGACCAGCGTGTAACAAATCAAAAGTGCTGGCAGTAAAGC